TACATCGGCTAGAAGGTTGCCAAGCCATCCACGCCGGAGCCTTGCCGTTGGTATCTCGTTTGCCGAGGCTCTGCGCTCACAGAATATAGACATTTTGATGGCGGTATCAAATCCTTGGACAGTGGTTAAGTCTCCGTTATCTGCAACGGAAATATCAAACAGCCCATCATCGTTTTTGCTTATATCAATATCAATTATCTGGCTCATACCACCGGCCCTGTGTTAGATGGCCCAGCATCAACGCCGGAATGGGCATGGGTAGCAAAGTCAGTGCCGCCCACGCTTAACGTGCCGCTTATCTCAACGTTACCAGTTACGGTAAGATCGCCTGTTAATTGCATATCACCGTCAATAATTATATTACCATCTTCGTCAAACTTAATATGCGTACCTACCAAGAAGTTACCAAAAACGGCCTCACCCTCTTTCAAGTTCTTTGGGCGCAGGTCATGGCGGTAGCCTATACCGGCCTTGTTTTCTTCTTGAGCTAACACATTGAACATTAAAACAATTGAATCTTTTGGCATATTAGCAGCCATGCCATAAGGGAATACTACCTCAATATCTGAAGTTTTGCCCATGTAAGAAACTTGGGTTACGGGGAACTCCCCAGAGTCGTCACCAGCCAAGCTGACAACCGCCCTTTTAATAAGGTTAATTAGTTTAGATTTCAAAATAACCCCGCCAATATATCAACATCTTTTGCTGTTTGCTGTTCGCTGGCCTGTAGAGTGTAGGCATCTTGCACAACGCAAGTAATTGTCGTTGTTGATCCCTCGGTTAGATTGTACCTGAACGAAATAGAATTAATTAAAAGCTGGTCGTTTATGCCTGCGAAAACGTCATCTACATTAATCAGCTTGTTTGTTTCCCATATGCCGCTATCGTGGCTGTGACCCTGCACCACTGCTCGGTAGCTAATAGACCTTGACCGCCTTATATTAGCCTCCCAGATCGCACGCTGTGTTGTCTGGTTCTTATCGCTTGCGCTTTCGGCGTTTACCACTATCTTACGGGTGTCTCTTATATCATCATCAATAGCCACTTGGCTTTTCTGGTCAACCACTTCGGCGGCTGTTGTCGTTGCTAAAAATTGAAGCCCTGAAACGTTCTGTTGTGCTTGGATAAAATATTTATTGAACCTCTTCGAGTTGTCCTTTCTAAATGTGGCTGATTTGATGTTGCCCTTGCGGTCTGGGTTATTTATAAGTTCCGCATTTGAATAACCACCCGATCCACGGGTGTAGACTATGTTGCCGTCTTTATCAGTGGTGATTAATACCTGGCGTTTCCTTGCTAGTTTTTCCAGAACTTCGAATATTGCTTCACCTGGTGCAAACGATTCAATCTCTCCGTCCCCGAAAGCGTCAAGTGCAACATCAACGACAACCTCTATATCATCAATATCAGCATCGGCAATAACCTGTTCCGTGATACTCTGGATGGTTGACGGTGGTAAAAAATCAACTGCATTTTCTAAAGATGAATCTATCAAGTCGGCTGTCTTGCTCCGGCCCTCAATGTTTATCACATGGGTCTCGGTATCATAAGAACCATCCATTGCATCAATGTACCCAGTAAGGACAGTTTGATCATCTACAATAACCTTGCAAGCGTCACCTACTGATATCGGGAAAGTTGCCGGTGTGTCTGTGGCTGCAATAAACCGGAACGAACCGCTAACATTATCCATTGAAATGGTGGTTTCAATCTCGGTAAAGTTGTTAAACCGTTCCCCGTTAACCTCAAGCGATATCATGTAAGCACCTGGATGTCGCCGTCAATAAAAGAAACGTCCTTAACATTGTTAAGCTCTATCAGCTTCTCTGTATCTTTAACAGTGCCATAAAGTGAATATGCTAAAACTTGAACAGGGATTCTCTTCGTTTCAATATCAATTACACGCTTTGAACTTATCCGCTGTTTGTCTAAAAAGTCTCTGACGTTATTGCGTAGATCGTTCAATGATACTTGGCTATCTGCTGGCAGACCATCAACCACGGCTGAATATTGCGTGTCTAGTATGTCTTGGATGGTGTCGATATCATCAACGGTGTCAAAATCAATCTGAACTACTGCCCTGTAAGAGTCGGCCAGAGACCCGCATTTTATAAAGTTGTTTAATACCGTCCTGTTATCTTCCCGTTCTTTACGCTCTAGTGTGGTCAGTGCTAAGTCGGTGTCAGTGTCACCAAAGTCAAACATGCTAGAAAGCGACTCTATAAAATCATCTTGGGTAGCAGCAACGCCACGCATTGTATTATAAAGTGTTGATAACGAGCCGCTTAGTGAATTGGCTATTGCGGTTGGTGCTGCGATTAACGATTCAATATTACTTTCAAAGGCTAATAACGTGCTGTTGAAAGTGTTTAAACCAGTTATATCGTTTCTGATATTACTTGTCGCTGTGTTGAATGAGTTGACAACATTGTTCAAAGTCAACTGAGCGTCTTGGAAGTTCCTAACATACGCATTTGATACGTTGAAAATATCGTCTATATCAGTCTCAAGACTGTTAAACATTGTATCTGACTTGTCGGCTACGGTCTGTATTGAACTCCCTGAAGATTGTGGCTGTGGATTATCTTCTGACCGTTCAAACTCTAAAGTAAATCTAGCCTCGCCAAGTTCCGAAAGGTTCTCGGATAGGCTATATGGTTTTGCAACTACATTTACTCGGCCAAAGAAAGGATGAACCAATTCACCACGACCACCTTCCTCAAGAACCCTGATTAATGAATCCCGTTTATTGGTGTAATCGCTGCCGGTGATTATTGCCGTGACTGAAAAGGTCTTTTGTAATAGCCCTAAGTCCTCAACGTTTCGCTCGTTTGAATTAACAAACTCATGCGTTACGGTCTTTCTACCTCCTGCCGTGGNNTAGCCACCAAGAAAGGAACGTTTTTAAATGTTGCTGGATGCAATTCGCTTTGTATTGTCATGGGGCCACCGTTGCCATGTTCTGGCCCATGTCGAACTCAACCGGCCCAGCTGTCTTTGCTTTAACGCTCTCAACTTGGCCGGTGCTACCTCTCAACAACATCTCGACTGTGACCTTGCCTTGCTGCTCTGCCGTCTTGGTATAATCTTTCGTTTGTATCTCTGCGATACCCTCACCGATTAGCTTACCAGTGCCAAGGAATAATTTAGCCCCGAAAGCTCCTGTCTTGGCGATTAAAACAATAGCCTCAGCTACCAACCCTATATCATGGGCAAAGTTTGATATATCAGCGTTTGAAAGGCTATCCAGCCACTTAGCGAAATCTCCAGCAAGTGCCTCTATCTTAGGGGCTAATTTCTCAAAGATTGGTACTATCTTTTCTTCTATAGCTGTCCCGAGTGATCTCATCCTTGAGTTGAAAGTGTTTAGTCTTATGTTTGCTTGCTCTTGCGCTACGCCTGTACCGGTAATAGCCGTCTTTAATTTGTCAAGATGCTTTGCCTGGCTGGTAAGAGTCAACCCTGTTTTCTGATGTTCAAGGCCGAAAAGCCTTTGTAATAAAGTAGCTTTATCGGCAGCGTTGCCGGTTCCCTCTATTACTTCTCCAACTTTAACGAACAAGTCTGACAGTCCTATCTTCTTAAAGTCAACCCCCTCCTTTGCTAATCTCTGCAATACCCCTTGTAGCCCAGTACCAGCCCTAGCGCCCTTAATACCGCCCTGCGCAATCCCCTGCAACAAAGCGTTAACCGACTCGAAAGAAAGCCCAAGTTTCGATGCAAGCGGCCCCGCTATCATCATTGCGGCCCCGGTGTCTGCTATCTCACTTGCACCCTCTTTAGCACCAGCGGCCAAGACATTAACAAACCGTCCGGCCTGATCTGCACCGGCTCCGAATATGTTAAGGGATTGCGCTGTTATTTCAGCCGCCGATGCTAAGTCGATACCTGAAGCATTTTTTAACAATAGAACTTGCTTAGTTACTTCGGTTAATGCTGGTATGTTTTTGAGTAGTTCAGCCTTGGCAGACCCGACAAGTTTAAACGCCTCAAGGACATTGCTGCCGCTAACGGCAAACTCCTTGCCCATTTCAAATGATTTCTTTTTGAGCGTGTCAAGGTCTTTCCCTGTTGCTCCTGTAATAGCTGACAGGTCGGCAAGCTGATCTTGGAACCTGCTGCCTATCTGGATAATTGCCTTGCCAGCTGACACTCCCGCCGCTACCGCTACCTTGCTGAAACGTTTAGAAGACCTCTTTGAAAAGCTATCAACCCTTTTGTCAAGTCTGCCTACCGACTTCTCGATGCGCTTGGCAGTAGCAGAAAACTTGTCAATAGCTTCTATCTGATATGAAACATCAAAGGCCATTTTGTCTTGTCACTAAAAAAGGTTTTTAGTTCTTATTGTCTAATTTCCTAAGCCGTAACGCTTGGCTATGAAGTTTAAACAAGTCGTCAAGTGGTATTTCTTCAGTCTCCGTCCATGTAACCCCGCCAAACGTATAGAGAATTTCCGCTTGCACGTCCTCTAGTTTCTCGGAGTTATCTAAACTAAAGGCATAATAAAATCAGCAATGAACCGAAAAGATATAGTTTCCTGGTCAACAGGGTCAATTGATTCCCATTGTATCCGGTTTATCTTGTTGCCTGCTACCTTGACACAACCGTCAAGCGCCAGCTTCTCAACCTGGATAATACAGGCTTCGAGGTCGGCATCACCAGCCATTAGCAGCATTTTCATGTCAGCCGCTTCTATCTTGCTTTCTTCTTCGCTCTTTTCTTGCTTGCCACCGCTTGATAGCTTTTGCGCAGATATCAGGGCCTTTGCCACTATCTGCTGGAGTAGATAAGTCTTTCTATACTGCTTCTTGGAAGGGGCGCAGACCTCGACTATATCAGTCTTGATCTGCTGGCCACCTTCTGCATACCCGATTTTTTCGGTAAGTTTCTGCTCAAACATTATTACACCGCAGCTATAGTTTTAAATTCCAACTCAAACTCACCGTCATTCCCGGCAGCAACTTCATAATCATTTGTGATTATTGCTTGGGTAAATGATCTGGTGAATCCGGTGTCAGACGCCTCGATTACATTGGCGGATCTGTTATTGGCCCACTGTCTGGCAAGTGTTAAATTGTCGGTAGTGGTAAACAACGTGAACTTGACCATACTCATTTGAGTCTCAACGTTCTCGCTTACAACGGTTTCTTTTGCGCTACCGCCTGCCGATGCAACCCGAACGTTACGCTCGCCAAAGCCCTCGGTATAGCTGAATGAGTTTGGCTTGATTGCCACCGGCACGTTATTAATTACTATTGATGGTGTGCTTAAAGCTCCCATTTAAAACCTCCTTAAAACTTGATTCTTACGGTGCCATTAAATTGCCGGAACTGAACAACAATAGGCACTACCATGTCGCCGGTTACTGTCCCTGTTGATAACGCCAGAGATAAAGACAGATTATCCTTGAAAATGTTTAGGTTTGCTTCACCTGAACGGGTAAGGGCATAATCAGGGCCGGTCATATCGTTATAAAGGCCAGTTACAAAAGCCTTTATGCTCTGCTCGTTTGCACTTGAAACACCTGGAATTAAATCGCCATCGGTAAGCCTGCTCTGAGCGTACTGGCTTCTGATATTGTTAAAGAAATATTCCCTGACGTTTGTGCCGGTGTCAACAGCGTTCAAGTTTTCCCAAGATAGATCAGGGTTACTTGCTGAGTCGGTCTTGTAAGTCGTTACAATCTCGCCAGCGATGATTGAAGTCCCGCCGATATTGTTGCCTATTACACTGGCCCCGGCATCTTTAAGACCCTCAATCTCAACATTAGTGAACCCGTTACCAGTACCGATAACCGGCAGATATTGTAGCGGGGTGTTAAAATATGGCTTGCTTGACAGGTGTACGCCGCCAAACGAGTCACGTGGCCCGGTTGCGGCTGATACAATGTCAGCGATGCTCGCATCATCAGTGAGCCTTAACGCTCGTAGCGCTGCGAACTGAGCAGCCACATTATCATCAATCTCAAATATTGACGGGCCTTTGTAGCTGGTTGCACTTACTGACTTAACCCCAAGGAATACAACGTTCTCTGAATTGATCAGCCCAGCGGCGGTGTCAATTGTGCTGTAAGTGTTTGCCATCGCACTAATACCAACACCGTCAAGAATCTGACCGGAAGTATTGAACCGTGGGTCGAGGAAATCGGTTAAGGTAGATATTCCCCAGGAGAGGGGATAGACTACAGTGTGATAACGCTCGGTTGCAACGACATCAAACAAGGTGGTCAGGGTCGGGTTAGTTGCACCGCCTGTCATTGCCGTGACTGAATGAGTTACGGCCGTGGCGGTTCCAGTAACTCTTATGCCGATAGTG